GAAGGAGATTGAGAATGTCAGAAGTACAAGAAGAAGTTAGTAATCCATACAATGCTCGTAAGCCTTGGCACGAAGCTGATAAGCCCAGTGGAGGCAGTGCAGATGGATTATTTTTTGAGCCACAACAGGCTACCCTTGAAGAAGAGGCCCCTGAAGAAGAAGCTCAACCCCGAAAGAGGACTAACTATAAGAAACGATACGATGATCTAAAGAAACATTATGATCAGAAACTTGGAGAGTTTAAACAAAAGGAACAAGAACTCCTTGCGATGGCTCAACAAGCACAACCCCGCTATGAACCGCCTAAGTCTGAAGAAGAGTTAGAAAGTTTTAAAGAGGAGTATCCTGATCTGTATAACACTGTTGAATCTGTAGCACATATGCAGAGTCAACGGCAGGTAGCAGAACTTGAAGCGCAACTACAGGCTATGCGGCAACGTGAGTCTGAAGTGTTACGTAGAGAGGCTGAAACCACACTGCAACAGCGCCATCCAGACTTTGAGGATATCAGAGGGGATGAGCAGTTTCATGCGTGGGCTAAGGAGCAACCTGAGCAGATTCAAGATTGGGTTTATAATAACCCTGATAATGTTGCTTTAGCTTCAAAAGCTATTGATCTTTACAAATTGGAAACTGGTGTTACTCAAAAACAACAGCCCAGAAAGAAACCTCAAGGTTCGGCAGCAGATATGGTATCAACTAAAACAACTAACGTAGATGCTGGTCAACCTAAGATCTGGACTGAACGGGAAATCGCTGCTATGTCCCTAGATCAGTTTGATAAATATGAAGAAGATATTAAGCAAGCAATGATGGAGGGTCGCGTAGTAGCATAATTAATTGTGTTATTAGGAGAATATTAACATGGCTTATAATGTAAGTGACCAATTCTTTGAACCGTCTACAGATACCAATGCTAACTTTGGTAACTCTGTAGCAGGACAAACCAACTCGTTCTTCCTGCCTAAAGTTTACTCTAAGCAGGTACTGAACTTTTTCCGTAAGGCTTCTGTGATTGAAGGTATTACGAACACTGACTATGCTGGTGAAATCGCAGCATTCGGTGATAGTGTACGAATCATCAAAGAGCCTGAAATTACTGTTTATCAGTATGAGCGTGGTCAAGATGTGACCGCTACTAAGTTGACTGACCAAGAAGTAACTCTGGTTGTTGACACGGCTAACGCATTTAAGTTTATCGTAGATGACATTGAAACTAACATGTCTCACGTTAACTTCCGTGACGTTGCTACGTCTTCAGCAGCTTACTCTTTGCGTGATGCTTTTGACCAAGGTGTACTGGCTTCTATGTTTGCTGGTGTGTCTGCTTCTAGCCCTGACCATATCCTTGGTACAGACGCTACTGCTGACCTTGCTGCTGGAACCTTTGACGGTACTGGTAACCTAGACCTTGGTTTTGCTTCAGGTGAGCACGATCCTCTGGATATCATGGCACGTATGGCACGTTTGCTAGACGAGCAGAACATTCCAGAAGAAGGACGATGGTTCGTAGCTTCACCACAGTTCTACGAAGTACTGTCTCAGTCTAGCTCTAAGCTGTTGAACGTAGACTTCAACGCTGGTCAAGGCTCCATCCGTAATGGTTTGGTAAGCTCTGGCAAGCTGCGTGGTTTTGATATGTACAAGTCAAACAACATTCCTGCGGTAACTAATGCTGCTGGTCAATGTCTGGCTGGTCACATGTCTTCTACGGCAACGGCTCAAACGATCACCAGCACTGAAGTCATCCGTGACCCAGATAGCTTTGGTGACATTGTACGTGGTCTACACGTTTACGGTGCTAAGGTACTGCGACCAGAAGCTCTGGTTTCAGCCTTCTACGGTATCGACTAGACCTTTTAGGTGGGGGCTGCTTCGGTGGCCCCTTTCCTTTTTTTACTGGAGATTATAATGCCCCAACTTGGATCTGATGCGAAGCCATTAATGATGAGACAAACTATTGCTGGTAAAGGCAGTAGAATCCGCAAAGGAACTAATTACGCACGTTACAAAGATAACTTTGATAAAATTTTTAATAAAGACTCTGACCCTGAATGTTCTACAGAGTTTGAAGGCGCTAGAGCAATTAGTAAAACTTTTTCAATGGAGCAAGATTGATGATGTACGGTAAAGATAAAAAGAAAGGAATGATGTACGGCAGTATGGTACGCAAAGGTAAGATGGGCGGTGGACGCTCTATGTACGGTAGTGGCGGATATGCTTCTGTTCAGGATATGGAAAGAATGTGCGGTAGTAAAACCGTAACGCAGAAAGTAAAATGAAAGTAGCTGCTCCTAAAGGTTATCACTGGATGAAGTCTGGAAAGACTTTTAAGCTTATGAAAGATCCTAAAGACGGTTATAAGCCTCATAAGGGTGCAAGTAAATCAGCAACCTTTGAGGTTCAAAAGGCGCATAAATAATGGCAGCAACATATCTAGATTTAGCAAATGAACTCCTACGGGAGATGAATGAAGTAGAGCTTACAAGTTCTAGCTTTGCTTCTGCTGTGGGTATTCAACAACATGTTAAAGACTCTATTAACAGAGCTTATCTAGATATTGTTAATGAAGAACCTCAGTGGCCTTTCCTTGCTGCTAATTTAAGTGGTGAGACAGATCCTATGTACGGTAATGTATACGTAGAAACTGTAGCAGGACAACGCTGGTATAATTTAAAGCCTGCTAGTTCTTCTTTAACTACTGACTACGGCTACATTGATTGGGACAACTTTTATTTGACTACAGTAGGCGTAGCAGGCGAATCAGTACCATATACTGCACGTAACTTACGTTTTACTACAACAGAAGCTTGGAAAGACTATAGACGTATTCCAGAAAACTTAGACGATGCAGATACTCAGCAATACGGCGTACCTGATCGTGTAATTAAAAGTCCTGACAATCGTAAGTTTGGCCTTAGCTCTATTCCAGATAAAGTATATCGTATCTGGTTTTACGCTTATGTATTACCTACAGAGCTTGTAGCCTTTGGTGATGAAACAGTTTTCCCAAATACTTACAAGCCTGTATTGCTTAATAGAGCTAGATATTATATCTATCAGTTTAAAGAAAGCCCACAGTTTTCTGCTTTTGCTCTTGAAGACTACAAGCGTGGCTTACGTTTAATGAAACTTAATTTGATGAATCCTAATCCCGGTGAGTTTAAAGATGACCGTATGAGGTTTGTATAATGTCTCAGCCGTTTGGTTTATCAACTAAAGGCGGTCTATTTACTAGCCTTAACCAGCTTGAGATGCTGGGACAGCCGGGAGTTGCTTCTAAGCTTACAAACTTTGAAGTAGACACAGATGGCGGCTATCGTCGTATTAATGGCTTTACTATCTTTGGAGGCGGTTCAGCGGTACGTCCTAATGGTGCTAACAAAGTACTAGGGATTAGAGGGTATGCTGATGGTGTAATAGTTTGTTCAGGCACTGGGATTTTCTTTAGTCAAGACGGAACCTCATGGATTTCTATATCTAAGCAAAGTGTTCATAGCAGTGGTGATAACTACACAACTTTTACAGGCCGTTCAGACTTAGCTCGCACTGGTCAAAAACAAACTAACTTTTCATTCTTTGAAGGTTTGTCAGACTACGGTGAGATACTTATATGTGACGGCGTTAACAAGCCTTACTTTTTCAGGATGGAAGGTACTGGTAATTTAAATACACGTACTTTTTTTGCTGGTGAAGTAACTGTAAGTGGTACTGTTGCTCCAGCAGTAGGTACTATTCATGATAAGCACTTTGTAGTTGCTGGTGCAGGCGCTGCATCTAATACAATTTACTACAGCCATACAAATGATCCTGATAACTTTACAGGAACTGGATCAGGCTCTATTGTACTTGAAGACCAAGTAGTGGGCCTAGCTAGTTTCCGTAGTGATCTTATTATCTTTTGTAAGAATAGTATTTTTAAACTTCTTAACATTAATGATTCTAATGCTATTACAGTACAACCAGTAACAAAGAATGTAGGTTGTATGGATGCACAGAGCATTCAGGAAATTGCAGGTGACTTGTTATTCTTGAGTCCTGACGGACTTAGAACCATTGCAGGTACAGTACGGATTGGTGACGTTGAGTTAGGAACTGTAAGTAGACCTATTCAGCCTACAATTAAAAGTATTGCAGCCAATATTGATAATTTAGATCTTACAAGTGCTGTACTTAGAAGTAAATCACAATACAGATTATTTTATAACACAGACGGTACAGCTAATGCTGCCGCTAAAGGTGTTATTGCTACATTAACAAATGAAGGTTTCCAGTATTCAGAAACTGAAGGTATCAAAGCTACTGCTTTAACATCAGATCTAGATGTAGATGGTATTGAGCAAACGTGGCATGGAGATAGCGATGGCTATATCTATAATCATGATGACGGTATTTCTTTTGATTATGGTGGTAGCCCTGCTGACATTAGAGCGTCTTATCAGACACCTAATTTAGACTTTGGTGATGTAGGTACTAAAAAGACTTTACGTTATGTACGGTTGTCTATAAGTCCTGAAGGGGCTGTTCAGCCTACATTACGTGTACGTTATGATTATGAAGATCCTTTAATTTCACAACCTTTAGATTATATATTAGATAGTATTCCTTTGCCTAGTATTCTTGGGTCAGGCATATTTGGAGCCAATGTATTTGGTGCTCCAGCAGATCCTCTAGTACGCCAAACAGTTCAAGGCAGTGGGCATACTGTAAGTTTTATTGTAACAAGTTCAGATCAAAAATCGCCATATACAGTGAATGGTCTTTATATAGACTACACTCCATCAGGAAGGAGATAATAGATGGCTCAGAGCTATACCAGACAAAGTACATTCGCTGATGGAGATACTATATCAGCATCGTTATTTAATAACGAATATAACCAATTAGTAAACTCTTTTGCTTACTCTTCTAGCAGTGCAGTAAGCACAGGCCACAGACACGATGGTACTGCTGGTCAGGGTGGTAATATTTTTAAAATTGGTGATCTTGATTTTCTTAACAAGATTGAAGTAGACGGAACAAACAATCGTCTTGGTTTTTATGTAGAAGTTTCTAGTGCTGCTGTAGAGCAGATTCGTATTCAAGATGGTGCTATTGTACCTGTAACAAACAATGATATTGATTTAGGCACATCTTCTTTAGAGTTTAAAGATTTATTTTTAAACGGTACAGCACATGTAGATACTTTAGATGTAGATGTAAATGCTACAGTTGCAGGTACTTTAGGTGTCACAGGCGCTACAACGCTTTCTAATAATCTAAGTGTAGGTGGTAATCTTACAGTAACTGGCAATGCAACCATTGCAGGTAACTTAACTTTTGGTGATGCTGCTACAGATACAGTATCTTTTAGTGCTGATGTAGCTTCTGACTTGCTTCCTAGTGCTGATAATACTCATGACTTAGGTGCTACAGGGGCTGAGTGGAAAGACTTATACATTAATGGTACTGCTAATCTTGACAGCCTTGTATTAAACAGTGGTACTACAGTAACCTCTATTCTTGATGAAGATGATTTAACTTCTAATAGTAATACGTCTTTAGCTACGCAGCAGTCTATTAAGGCTTATGTAGATGCTCAAGTAACTGCACAGGACTTAGACTTCAGTGCAGACTCTGGTGGTGCTTTAAGCATTGACCTTGACAGCGAAGCTATGACCTTTACAGGCGGTACAGGTATTAATACGTCTGGTTCAGGTAATACAGTAACTTTTGCAATTGACAGCACTGTAGCTACGCTTGCAGGTGGTGAAACTTTTACTAACAAGACTTTAACAAATCCAGATATTAATGGAGGCACTGTAGATGGTGCTAATATTACTGTAGGATCTGGTAATGCTTTAGATGTTTCAGGAGGTACTCTTACACTTGCAGATAATCAAATATCTGGTGATAAAGTAGAGGGTGGTACAATTGATGCTGTTGCCATTACAAACTTAACTTTTGGAAGTCTTAACGATGGTTCAATCAATGTAACTGCATTCGTAGATGAAGATACTATGTCTTCTAATAGTGCAACACTTGTACCTACTCAACAGTCTGTTAAAGCTTATGTAGACTCTCAAGTTACTGGTTCTATCGTAACAAGAGATTATGGTAGTGCTTCAAGCCCTGTAGTGTTTACAGTTACAGTAGCTTCAAAAACTTCAGCACATCCTTATAACGGTGACGGTTCTAGCAGCGCATATTTTTTAAATGGTGAAGAGTCTCCAGCATTATCTTTACTGGGTGTAGACAGCGTTACAAGTTCTAGTGAATATTACTATAAGTTTGATCAATCTAATTCTTCAAACAGTGGACATCCATTACGTTTTTATTATGACGCAGCTAAGACTTCGGCGTACACAACAGGCGTAACAACTTCAGGAACTCCCGGAAGTGCCGGTGCTCATACTACAATAGCTGTAACGTCTGATACGCCTAATATTTTATATTATCAGTCTAGCTCACATGATTATATGGGTAATCACGCTACAGCAATTACTACTACAATGGGTACGACAGGAGCTTTAAAACTCCCTGTTGGTACTACAGCACAGCGTCCTACAGCTTCAGCAGGACAGTTTAGATATAACAGTACAACTGGAAAGTTTGAAGGTTACACTACTTCTTGGGGAGACATTGGAGGCGGTGAGGCTCAGTTCACGCTAGACACCATGACAGGCGATGGAAGCGACACAACGCTCACCATGTCTGTTACACCTGCTTCTGAAAACTCTATTCAAGTTTATTTTGATGGTGTATATCAGCATAAAGATACATTTAGCTTTAGCGGAACTACACTTACTTTTAGCACTGCTCCAGCTTCAGGCGTTGCTGTTGAAGTTATTATTATTTCTACTGTTGCTGCTTCAACAACTCCGGGCGATGGTACGGTTACTACAGCTAAATTAGCAGGCGATGCAGTTACACAAGCTAAAATTGCAAACGATGCTGTTGGTGCAGATCAATTAGCAGCGAGTGCAGTAGTTACAGCTTCTATAGTAGATGACAATGTAACTCAGGCTAAAATTGCAAACGATGCTGTAGGTGCTGACCAGTTAGCTGCAAGTGCAGTAGTTACAGCTTCTATTGTTGATGATGCCGTGACAGCAGATAAACTTGCCTCTAGTGCAGTTGTAACAGCTTCTATAGTAAATGATGCTGTAACAGCAGCTAAGATAGCTTCTGAGCCTGTGACAGTTGGTATAACGTCAGTAGTTACTAGTGCAAGCATAACAGCTACGGTAAACACACATGTATATGTGGATACTGCTGGAAGAACCATTACATTACCTGCGTCCCCTACAATTGGTCAAAGAGTTTTGATCACAGTTGGAAACTTTACAGACACAGTAGTTGGACGTAACGGAAGTAACATTATGTCTAGTGGTACTGATATGACACTAGATAAAGAATATCTTTCAATTCAATTTATTTATACAAACTCTACAGTAGGATGGGCAATGTCATGAGCAACTTTACAGATTTTATTAGCGGCGGTAGCGCATCACAGATAGATGAAGTTGTTATATTAAACAACAGTGCCAATGTTGTTACGTTGGCTGACGGCAGAGTGTACTTAAAGGCTGGTGTTTTTGAGGATGATTTATCCGTTTACCCAGATGCCACCAGCACTTTTTTTTCTTCTGAACAATTTCCAACAACAGGTGAAACAGACCCCCAAGGAATTACGTGGGACGGCACTTCCTTGTGGATGGTTGGAAATAGTACTGACACAGTTCGTCAGTACAACACAACAGGGGTGGAACAAAGTAACTTTTCAATAGCCAGCGAAGTGACTAACCCCACCGGTATAACTTGGGACGGAAGCTACCTTTGGGTTACTGGAGATACTGGAAACGATGTAACCAAGTGGAGTACAGGCGGCGTTTATCAAAACGTATCTTTTTCTGTAGCGAGTGAAGACGGAACCCCCGAAGGAATTACTTGGGACGGAACTCATTTCTGGGTTATTGGCGGCGCTACTGACGCAGTTTATAAATACAACTCATCAGGGGTTTATCAAAACGTAAGTTTTAGTGTAGCTAGTCAAATCACAACCCCCACAGGAATTACGTGGGACGGGACTTATTTTTGGACCACCGACAGCGGCACTGACAAAGTTTATAAATACAACTCATCAGGGGTTTATCAAGGATTTAATTTTACTACGCGGCCGAACTCCACCGCTCCACAGGATATAACTTGGGACGGAACTAATTTCTGGATTGTTGATGGTGCTGGTACTGATGAAGTACTCAAGTATCCACCCGGTGTTGGTATTCATGAAATTACATCAAGCCAAGCAGACAACGGTGTAGATCTAAATGGAACTGTTTATGTGAGGGTTAAATAATGGCGTTAATAATAGTAGAAGATAATATTTCAGTTGAGACAAAAGCTCGCAGATGGCGTGACGCTGAACTAAAGCGAACAGACATAGCCGCTACAGTTTCTGATTACCCTAACGCTTCAGCGGTATTAACTTACAGGCAGGCACTACGTGATTGGCCCAGCACGTCAGACTTTCCAGCTACTCGCCCAGAACTAGGAGCGTAAAATGGCTATAACAAAAATTAAAGCTACTGGTATTGCTGACGATGCAGTAACTTCTGCTGCTATAGCTGACAATGCCATTACAGCTTCTGCAATCGCTGATGGTGCTATCACATCTACAAAACTTGCAGCGGGTGCTGGTGCGGGCGGAGTCTACGGAAGTTCTTCAAGCCCCGTAATATTTACAGTTACAGTAGCTTCTAAAACTTCAGCCCATCCATATAATGGAGACGGAAGTAGCTCAGGTTATTTCCTAAATGGTATTGAGTCTCCTGCTATTAATTTACACGGTGCTGATAGTGTCACAGCTAACACTGAATATTTTTATCGTTTTGATCAAGCAGACGGGTCAAACAGTGGGCATCCTTTGTTGTTTTACATGGATGCTGCTAAAACAACAGCTTACACTACAGGCGTAACGACCACTGGTACTCCGGGAAGTGCAGGAGCTTATACACAGATAGCAGTAGATAGAGAAACGCCTAGCGTTCTTTACTATCAGTGTTCAAGCCATGCTTATATGGGTAATCATGCCTATAACGCAGCTTCTACCAACTTAAACGGTCTTAAAATGCCAACGGCTGATGGTACAGCAGGTCAAAGCTTAACCACTAATGGTAGCGGAACACTAGCCTTTGCAACAATTGGCGGCGCGTATAATGACTTTGCTATCAAAACAGGAAACTATACTGCTGTTAGTAAAGACCAACTCATTGTCAACTCAAGCAGTGCAGTAACAATCACACTACCCGCTAGTCCTAGTGCTGGTGATGTAGTATTCATTAAGAACGCTGGAACCGGCACAGTCACTGTAGCTCGTAACGGCTCAAACATAAATTCAACGGCAGACGATGGAGAGATTGCAGCAGATGCTGGAGCTTCTCTGGTTTATGTTGATTCAACTATTGGATGGAAGGAGCTTTAAATGGCTATTAAATTAGGTGGTGGTGGAGATGCAGCACCAATACCCACAGCGCAGTTTGTTATAAATGAGTCAAAGACTTTTACAGTGCCAAAAACAGGCAGGATTAAAGTCATCATTACTGGCGGGGGTGGACAAGGAGCGTTCCTTCATAACACATCTACAACTCTTAGAGATAATCAAGGAGACGCTACTGGCGGTGGTGCTGGTGGTTACAGTGAGAAAACTTTTAATGTAACAGCAGGAGAAACCTTCACGGTCACTATTGGCTCTGGAGGTGCTACTACCCTTTCAATGAATAGCATTAATTCCAACAGAGTAGGCAATAACGGAGGTAACTCTAGCTTCGTTACTTTTTCCGCAGCGGAGTCTGTAAACATGGTCGCTAACGGTGGCGGCGGTGGGCAGTTTAGCGCATCTACTTCTAGTGCTGTTACTACTGCTGGGGGAACAGGCGGTACTGCTAGTGGGGGAGATTTTAACTACACGGGCGGCGCTGGCGGATCTATCTCAAGAGTAGCCGATTGCCCAAATAATGCTGTAACAACAGGAGGCGGGGCTGTTGCCCTTTACGGTACAGCCTATCGTGGCGGTAACGTGACCATCACAGGCGCTCTTGGAACTTCTCACAAAGGTATGGGTACTGGAGGTGCAGGTATTGGGGGTCAAGGGGGTGATATTATTGAAACTGGAGGTGGGTATTCCGTGATACACCGTAGCACGGGCGGTAGCGCGTCACGAAGCGGCTTTTCAGATTCAACTAATGGTGCTAATTGGGATGGAAATACGCTCTTAACTGCAGGATCGCCATTTGAAGACCCCACAATAAGCGTTATTGACGCTCAAGGTTACGGCGGGTACTCCAGATATGCGTATAACGCCTCTGTTTTCGCTGGTACGGGTTCATATGGCGGTGGTGGGGGTGCCGCGATAGGAAGACTAACACAATCCCATGCTTTTGAGGGTGGCGGCGCAGGAGGTTTTGCAGGTAGCGGCTCCTTAAATATGTCTGGTGGTTACTACAGCGGCAATGCGTATATAGGCACTAGGGCCGGTGGAAATGGCGGCGGTGGTTCAGGTGCTTTTAGCAGTTCGTTTAGCACATCGACATCTGCCACTAACCGTAATTGGGGTCCAGGTGGTGATGGCCTTTGCATTATTATGTTTGTTTAACGGAGGCTCCAATGGCTATCTATATTATAAAGAATGAAAGCAACGAAGAGATTAACCGCATTGTAGCTGCCCAAGAGTTTGTTGAGGCAAACCATGCTGGTAGATACGAAGAGGTTATTCCTGCTACCGACCCTGTGCCAGAAGAAGATGCTGCAAGGTTGTGGCGTAATGAAGAGCTAGAGGCTACAGACTTCATCGTACCTCTGTCCGACCATCCGCAACGAGCAGCATACATGACGTACAGAACTGCACTACGGGATTGGCCTAGCACAGAAGACTTTCCAGACACTCGTCCAATTTTAGGATCTTAACAGTAGACAACCTTCAGAAAATATGCTATAATCTTTTAAGGAGTTAAAGATGGATTTAATTAATATTGTTACAACAATTGTTACTGTAGCTTCTATTATTGCTGCTTTAAAACCTATTCCTAATAATAATAAATGGGTTGAAAAGTTTTACAAACTTACAGACTTGTTAGCCATTAATGTTGGTAAAGCAAAGCAGTAGGTGAAAGTAGTTATGGCAGTAAAAACTGAGATGGAAATAGCTCTAGAGGCTTTAGAAAAGATTGCTCAACATGAGAAAGAATGTGGAGAGCGTTGGGGAGAAGCCACAGTTGAGTTAAAACAGTTAAGGGAGTTAGCCACATCTCATGCTGCACGGTGGGAAAGACTTGCATGGCTTGTTGTTTCTGTTGTTTTTGCAGGAGCTACTTCTGTTATTTTTGCACACTTAGGATAAACAATGAGTAATAAAAGATCTAATAGAAATAATAAAAAAGTTTTAAAGGCTTTAAAAAATAAAAGGCTACAAGCGCATGCAGGGCAGCATGTAAGAGTAAGGGGAAGATACTCTCCACACAATCCCAACTCAGAGTTACATTCTTTTGAGCCTGAAAGTGGTCAAGATGGGACTGGAATAGATCCTGTAGAAACAGTATCAAGTAATACAACAACTTCATATCCTTCGGGGGAAGGCGGTGGTTCTGTGGAATCTACACAAGATACTATAACTACGTATACTCCGGGAACTTCAGGAAGTCTTCCTACTACTTCAACAACCTTGGGGCCACCTAGGGTTGAAGCAAAACCTGCTGCAAAGTTCGAGATAGATGAAGTAGAGACTGAAGATGTTTCTTTAGAAGGCACTCAGTTAGAGCCTGCTGAACAAATAGGCGCGCAAACAGCAGTGGGTGCATCTACAGTAAAACCCCCACCTACCGTGAAAGGTGCCTTTGCACAATCAGCTAAACAGGGCGTTACACCAACCGCTATTACACCTGCCAAAATAGAAGATGTAGCTCTTGTAGGTGCTGATGCATTAGACCCTACAACGGCAGCACAAGGCACTCTAAGCCCCGGAGCTATTGCCAGTGCTGAAGGCCCTACGCTTACTGAAAGGGCTGTAGCGGCTGAAAGAGATACTACACAAGAGCAAGCAGCTTTAGCAGAAGAACAAGATTTTACTGTTTCAGGTAATGCTTTTGTAGATAAAGTAACAGGACAAACTGTAACTGTATCGCCTACTCCTGAAGCAGAAGCTAAAGAACGTGAAGCTATTACAGGTAAACCTGCTGATGATGGGCAAGCAGCACAAATTATAGATACTGTAGGATTTCAAGTTGCACAAAGACGTACAGTAACTGGTACGGCTGCAAAAGGTGCCGCAGCAGAAATGCTTGCAGAAGTAGGAGAGTTACCTCCTGATATTACAGCAGCCATTGTAGAAGATCCAGCAACTATTGAAGCACAGATTGACGATCAACCTGTGGAAGTACGCGCAGCTATTGCAGCGTTACCTACAGAAGCTCTTGTATCTTCTCAAATGGAAACACTATTAGCTGGTATGGAGGACGGTAAAACTCCTGCGTGGGCTAGACCAGCAGTAGCAGCTATTGAGCAAAATCTTGCTAAGAGGGGCCTCTCAGCCTCTACAGTAGCCCGTGACTCACTCTTTAATGCAATTATACAAAGTGCCTTACCAATGGCTCAAAGCAACGCACAGGCCCTCCAGCAGCGTGCAGCGCAGAACCTTTCTAATGAGCAGCAAGCCAATCTCACGCAGTCTACACAAGACATGCAAAGACGTATGGCTAACTTAGCTAATAGGCAAACAGCAGAATCTCAAACGGCTGCAAATGCTCAACAGATGGCAACCCTTCAAAGTCAGTTCACTCAACAAGCTGTGCTTACTACAGCTGAACAGCAGCAGCAAAGCCGTGTACAAAACTTACAAAATCAACAACAGGCTGCTGTATTACGCTCTCAAAATCAACAAGCTATAAATGCTCAAGAGCTTGGCAATGCTCAACAAATGGAATTAGCTAATCTTCAAATAGAAGATTCTACTGCTCGTGAAAATATGACTGCTTACAATCAAAAGCGTCTTGTAGATATGCAAATAAGTGCTGATTTTCTTTCAAAGAATGCAGCGTTTAAACAGCAGATGGAACTAGCTAATCTTTCTAATGAGCAGCAGATGGAGCTTGCTAATCTTTCTGCTTTAAACCAAGCAGATGCACAAAGTCTTAGTGCAGAGCAACAAACTGAGTTGGCTAATCTTAATGCACGTATGCAGACTAATTTAACTCAGGCAAAAATTGCTGAGAGCATGGGGGTAGCTCAATTAAATGTAGATCAGCAACGTGCTGTACAGAATGCTGCTATGATTGCTAATGTAGACTTAACTAAGTTCAGTGCGGCTCAACAGGTTGAACTAGCTAATAGTAAGTTTATGCAGTCTATGACTATGGCAGACTTTAATGCTGAACAACAAACAGCGATGCAAAATGCTACCTTAATGGCTCAGATGGATCTTGCAGCGGCTGATCAGCGTACAAAGCTTGCTATTACTAATGCTCAAAATTTCCTACAGATGGACATGGCGAATCTTAATAATAGACAACAAGCTGCTGTACTTGACCAGCAGTTAAAGCAACAACGTCTTCTTTCTGACCAAGCAGCGACAAATGCTGCAAAGCAGTTTAATGCAGCCTCAGAGAATCAAACTAATCAATTCATGGCTAACTTAGAGGCTAATATGTCTCAGTTTAATGCTTCACAGACAAATGCCATGAGACAGTTTAATGCTACTGAGCTTAGTAAGACAAGCGCCTTGAATGCTCAAAACGCTATAGAAGTCAATAAAGCTAATGCTGCTATCCGTAATCAAGTTGATCAGTTTAATTCTCAAGTAGAGTTTCAACGTGATCAATGGAATGCTGCTAATGCACAAGCTGTTGCACAGTCAAATGTAGAATGGCGTAGAAAGTCCAATACGATTGATAGTGCTGCTATTAATGCTGCTAACCAAGCAAACGCTCAGATGTCTTTTAACCTTAATTCAGCAGAGCAGTCTTTCTTATGGCAGAACTTACGTGATGAGGCTGCTTATATAAGACAGTCTTATGAGAATGATCAACAGCGTAAGACTACTTTGTATGCTACTGCACTTGCTAACGAGCAATCTGCTGATAAAGGTGGAAGTAGTACTAGAACACTTATGGATTTAGCAACTACATTCTTTAAGGAAATATAGGATACTGATATGGGATTTTTTAAGAAAATATTTAAAGGCGTTAAAAAGGTCTTTAAAAAGATTGGTAGTGGTATTAAAAGAGCTTTTAAAAGTATTGGAAAGTTCATGGGTAAGATCGGTGTTGTCGGTCAGATTGCTCTTTCTTTATTGCTACCCGGAATAGGGACAATGATTGGTGGGCTTGCTGGAGGCATGATGGCTTCTGGCAGTGCTCTTGTTAGAGGCGCTGGTACATTTTTGAATGCTGCCGTTAATGTCGGTAGTAAAATGGGAGGCATGGTAAAGACTGTGACTCAAGGTGTTACTAAAGTTATTGGTAATGTTGCAGGCGCTGTGCTTAATAAGATTCCCGGTGCCGACTCTCTTGTAAAAAGTGTAACAGGTCTTGACATAAATAACGCTAGTTTTGGAAATGCTGTAAAAGCCGCCCAAAGCACAGTAACTGACTTTGCTACACAAGGACGTGACTTGTTCTCTATGGATACTTTGACAGACCCTAATAAGTATATTAGCACTGAGACAAGGGCTAAGATAAATAAACTTGATGTTGATCTTCAAAAAGATTTAGACGCTGGTAAAACCATCGGAAGTGATCCATACACCCAAGCTCAAATAGAGGCCGACAGTATTATAGAAAAGCCTTTAGAAACTTCTAAAACTATTGGTGCAGAGGCCGCTGCTCCTAGAGAAAGCTTATTAAGTCCTACACAGCAAAGAGGACTAGATTTTACTAAGGACTTTTCTCCTACTAAAATAGACGGAACTGTAGCTTATAAAGTAGCATCAGGCGAAGTCATGTATGCTCCAGAGGGTATTTTAGAAACTATGCAGCAGCAAGGTTTAGATACTTCTAGCATAAAACAACTAAATTTTGCTGAGTTAGGTATTGAACAAGGTAAAGAAAAAATAAGTTCTTATGTATCTGAAAAGGTAGCAGCCTTACAAGACCCAATGTCCCTTGCAAAAGCAGGCTTTAATACTTATGCACAAACAAGACGTGAAGATGAAATGTTAGCTGCACAGCAGGCTGCTCTTGTAGGCGGTGATGTTATTAATGTAGGACAGTATCAAGATCCTAGTGCTTTCTTAGCCTACCAGACGCAGAATACTGTAGCACCTATAGCTTCTTTTCAACAGCCTGCTAATTATAATGCACCGCTTTCTAGCTGGGGTCAACAGTTTATGTTTGATCCCTTCGCGCAATTACCGATGAGGACAGCATAATGGATGAAGAAACAACTCCAGAACTACAGGAGTATTTTTCTAAGATGGACAGACCTATTCCGGGTCAGTCCTTAACTGAAGATCCTGATACACAACAACCTTATACGGCAGCGCCAGAGTTTACTGTGCCACAAGAAGCTGTAGAGTATCTATTTGATCAGATGACTCAAGAAGATAACTACCTGCCTTTAATGGATAGTATCCTAACAGGTACTACTATTATGGATGCTACTAGGCTCATATTATTCTCAGGCTTTAACGAAGGTAAATGGAATCCCGATCTTATGTTGTTGTTGATTGAGCCTACAGCTTATATGATTATGGGTCTTGCAGAACGTGCAGGTATTGACTACGAAGTTCAAGAAGACGATGAAGAAGATATGTTTGGTGTAGCTGTAGATCGTCCAGAGCTATCAGAACCTTCAGAGCTTTCAGAAGAGACACAAGATGTTATGGGTCGTGTTGAAAGTGCTGAACTTCCTGAAGTACCTACACAGTCTTTGATGGCTCGTCCACCACCACCCCAACCTAGTTTAATGCAGAGGCAGGCGTAATATGGCTATTGAACAATTTGGAGAGTCCCTACTGACTCAAAAGCGTCAGCGTGATGCAGAGCAAGAAAAGAAGCTACGTAAGCGTGAAGACCGTAATGCACTGCTAGGTCTTGCAGGTACTGTAGGTATTGGGCTGTACAGGAAAAACTTAAAAGAAAAGCAACAAAATTTCTTGAACAGCCAGCCTGTTATGGATATGAAGATTAAATATAATCAGGCTCAAAGGATTGCAGACGATACTGAAGCAGAGCGTCAGCGCGTTATGAGTTTTGGCGGTAGTCATGAAGATTACTACTACGATAAAGCTTTTAAAGATATAAAAAGTGAGTATCTTTCTAGGTACTCTGATGATTTAGACCGTGTCGCTTACATTAATGCTGGTAAATATGATGCTGCCATAGCTAAAGATGCTAGAGCTATCTATAAAGAACAATTAGATGCTCAGTTAGCAAGAGAGCAGTGGGCAGACAGATTTAAAGCTCAAGGATCTTTTGAAGACGTTTTAAGTATGTCAAATCAAAGACCTACTAGCGCCTTTGATGGCCTTTTAAACTTCTTACGTGGAAAGTCTGATCAAGAGCTTGACAGCCGTACTATACAGGCAATGCGTCAAAGTTCTTTGGGACGTGTTGCGTTACCCGCTTCGCCTGAAAAGCAGTCTGAAGCTCAGAGACTTGAAGAAGCTTATAGGATTACTAATAACATTATAGAGGCTCAAGATGTTGCCGATCTAGGTGAGCTAGAAAGAGATACTAGAAAGGAGGTTACGTACACAGGAGGTTTTAATTCTACAACAGGTAAGTACGATTATAGAAAACAGATAAAGCAGTTTGATAAGGTCACTGGAGAAGAACTAGAGACTGTTTTGGAAAGAACAGAAACTGCCGACATGAATGATCAGTCGGCTATGGATATAATATCTTTAAAAAATCTTAGAACATCTTATGACCCCCGTGTTAAAAGCACAACTGTTTTTAATGATGCGGGTGTTAAAGAGTTTAATCGTAGACTTAGAAAAGCTAACAATGATACAAATCTTGATACTCTTAAAAAGTATAATAAAGCTATGGATATTTTTTACGATGTAATGCAGGCTGAAACAGATCTTAGTGGAAATCCTGTGGATTATGTTACTTCACCTTCACAAAAATTTAATGCTATTCAAGAAGCGGTCATTAAGTCTACGGGTTACAGCAATAGGTTTGCTCTTATTAATGAAAAAATATTTGGAGCATCAGCTACTGAAGATAGTAGGAGAGAAGGAAGAGATGAGTACATACTAATTATGGAAGAGATAGCTAAATTAGGAAAACTTTAAATGGCTAGTTATACTGATGAGTTTGGAAGATCTATAGCTAAATTTGGGGAGACTTTAGCCCAAGCTCCTTTTAGTTTGGCAGACCTTGCGCGTTTTTACGCTGATTCACAGATGAGAGTGTTCACAGAGGATGCTCCAAAAAGGCAGGGCCTTACGCCTGAAGAGCTTGAAGAACGTGCAGCATTAAAAGCAGATATATCTAAAGGTTTAACTGCGCCGATGCTAAGTGCTTTGGGGGTTAAAGAAGAAGATGTTTTTACTGAAGAAGGTAAAGTACGTGAGGCTGAAACTTATGCGGGAGCAGCAGGACAGTTCATAGGTGAAGTAGGTGCTTATGTTGTACCCTATACGGGCGTAACAAAAGCTGCACAGGCTGTGGGGCTTGGTGCAAAATATGCAGCGCCCATTACAGGTGCCGTTGTTTCTGAGCAATTGTTAACAGATCCTCAATCAAATTTATTTAATTTTGTAGAAGAGACATTCCCAGAAGCTTCAAAAAATACTTTCATTGAGTACATGTCTGCTGACCCTGATGATGAAGAAGCAACTAACAGAATGAGAATGGTAGCTCAGGACGCTCTACTGATACCTATGATTGAGCGTGGTATTTCTTTTGTTGCTACTTTAAAAAGAATAAAACAGAGTAAGAGCTACGATAAGATGTCTGAAGAAGAGCAGACAGAAGTTGTTATGAGTTATCTTGAAAATGCTCGTAAAGAAGCAAAACGTGCAGACATAGAGGCCCGTAAAGAAGGCCGTATTGGTGTTGAGCGTGAAGACCTACCTGCTGCAAAAGAGGTAGTAAAAGAAACAACCGAAGGTGTTGAACAGGTTGCTGGTCAGGCTAGTCCGATTAAAAGGCTTTACCGTAGATTCATGACCTCTGAAGGTTACCTTACTCCACAGGCTTATAATGCTTTTAGGGACACCCAGTATTCTCAAAGACAAACAATAAGGGCTGCTGAAAATATCAGTAATAGGCTTAACCTTGCCCTGAAAAAAATTACAGATGAAACGTCTTCTAAAGAAATGTCTGACCGGGTACAGAAAGCTTTACAGGCTGATGCAAGTTTTATTTATGAAATGCCTAAACAAGATCGTGTGGAGTTCTTCAGGACTGAGTACAGACTATCAGAAGAAGTAGCTAATGAGGTCTTAAATGCCCGTGAGTTAATGGATGGTCTGTCTAGAAAGATTGTAGGTAGTAAAGGGTTTAGCGCAGATGTCAAGCAGTCTATATCAGCTAACGTAGGTAACTACATGCGTAGGTCTTACAGGATGTTTGAAGATCCTTCCTATACTCATACAAGTGAAGTGAAAGAAAACGCTGTACAGTTTTTAGCTGATGATTTACTTGAAGCAACGCCCGACATGAATATTGATGATGCTCTTTCTAAGGCAAAGTCTCAGGTAGATGAAATACTAAGCAAAAGTGAAGATTATGAGGTAGTAGATTATCTTGCGAAGATTCGTAGAGTAACAAAATTTAAGCAGAGGAAAGATATTCCAGAGCCAATAAGAGCTTTATTGGGCGAAGTTACTTCTCCATCTGAAAGTATTATTTTGTCTGTTGCGAAGGCATCTAGAATTTATGAAGTAAATAATTTTTACAGACAGTTTAATGAGCTAGGAAAAACTGGTGGTTATCTTACTTCAAAAGAGTCAGGACGTAACACTGCTAAAATTACAGATACTAATTCAATATTGGATGGTAAGTACACTACCCCTGAGATGTTGCAAGCTTTAGAACGTAAAGAAGAAATGTTTTCTAGCCTGATGGAAGGCACCAATCCTTTAGCTGTGTTGCTGCAAAACTTTTCAACTGCTAAAGGTTTTTCACAACAGATGAAGACCGTACTGAACCATGTAACACACATTCGTAACTTTTTAGGCGGCGCTCAGTTTGGCGTTGCTAATGGATTAAACCCTTTCTCTAGTAAGGGCTTGAAGTCTGTACGCAATCTAAGTAATAGTATTCTTCAGGGCGGGGATGAGGCCCTTAATACTGCCTATGAGAAGTATTTACGATTAGGGTTGATTAATACTAACGTAAAGGTCAATGAGTTTAGGGCTTTGCTTGAAACCGGCATGGAAAGGGAGCCTAGCTTTATTTTGAAGAAGCTGGGGGGTCTGAAGTATGCTGAAGAGATTCCCGGCGCTCGTCAGGTAGACGCAGGTACTAGATCTTTTCTTCGTAGTGCTGAAAATATATACATGGCTACAGACGATTTCTATAAGATAAATGCTTTTGGGAATGAACTTGCTACTTTAAAGAAGGCGTTCCCAGATCAAGCTGACGATGTACTAGAAATAAAAGCAGCGCAAATTGTTCAAGACACAATACCTAACTACGACAAAGTACCTAAAGGCATTAAAGCACTTAGGGACATGCCTGTGGGTAACTTCGTATCTTTCCCTGCTGAAATAGCTCGTACATCTTATAAGATTGTTAAGCAAGCTTCAGAAGAAATTAACTCTGGTAATTCTGTTTTAAGAAACAGAGGTCTTAAAAGGCTTGCAGGGTTCAGCACCGCTGCAATAGGTTTTAATGAAGCTTCTAAAGCTTCTATGGATCTCCTTGGTTGGACAGAGGAAGAGCAGAGGGCGCATACAGACTTGGCTGAAGGGGCTTTTAACAAGGACTCTAACAAGATTTGGCGTATGGATGAGGACGGCCAGATCTATTTTGTAGATACACGCTTCTTAGACTCTTATGAGTTTGTAAAGCGTCCTATAATGATTGCTATGGACAGGCTAAATGAAGGCGCTCTGAGGGGTGACGATTTGGATGAGGCTTTATTTGAAGCTGCTAAAGATACTGCTACGTCTTTGTTAGAACCTTTTGCTTCTCAAGAGATGATTACTGAGGCTATACTAAATTCAGGCATAAAATATAAAAACGGATACATAGATGAAGCAGAGTTTTTGGGAGATGTCCTACAGACCTTTGTTCCCGGTTCAGCTACTTCTATACAAAGATATGTAGAGGCTTTGAATGAAGAGCCGAACAGGTACACAGGTGAACCCCGCAACGCTGAGAATGAGTTAATGGCAAACATGACGGGTGTTAGGTTTACTAAGTATGACCCTGAATTAAATTTAAGCTTTGCTATAAGGGATTATAACAGGATAGAAGACGCTAATCGTAGTAAAAAGTTCTTGTATGACACAGATACTGAAGAGTATTTAGGTGAGTACAGGGATCAGCAACAAGCAATATATTCTGCACAACAAGAGTTGTTTAAGATTACAAACGCTTATGTAACTCTTTACGGTAAAGACGATGCTATGCGCGTACTGACTGAAAATGGTATTAGTAGACCAACTGCTGCTAGTGTTGTTTTAGGTCAGTTCAAAGGTACTGATCCTAGGGGTGATAAGCTTACTATAGAAGCTTATAGAGCTTTTCAGAAAATAAATCCTGAATTAGCTGATAAACAAGCGAAGAGATTTAGAGAGGAGCTATCCGGTGTACAAGCAGAACTAAACGGCTCATCGCTATACACCCCAGATTATAGGTTAGATACTTCTACAGATACTTACAGGGAAGGTAAGGCCAAAGGCGGTGAAGTACTTGACGTACCTAACGTACCCAGAGAGCCTGACCAGCGCATCGACAAGATGACAGGGCTGCCCTATGACCAACAGGCTGGTACAGCTTTTGTGGATGAGGAAGACCCTTTACGTAGGTTAGGCTTTACAGGCGGTGGTGAGGTAGATCCCTTACGCCGACTTGGTTTTGTTCCGGGCGGTACTGTTATTGCTAGAGGTCTTCGTGACCTGTTCACGCCTACCAAGACTGTAGGCAGTAAAGGTTCTAAACGTGTCGTACAAGACCCTGACAAGCCTGTAGTGATGACACAGACTGAGGAGCTTGAAGAAACTTTAGATCCTAGAATGGGTAGAGCTATGGAGGCTGAAACAGCTTCTAGTGTTATGCCTGCTCCCGGTAAGTTCTTTGATCCTGAAAAGAGTTCATACAAAGAAGGTCTTACTAGGAAAGCAGAAGACGCTGGTATAGAGATAGATCTTGAGTTTGGTAAGTACTTAAAGATGGGCAGAGAACTAGAAGATGTTTCTAATAAAACATTCCAGAATCTTTATGTTACTGCGCGGCCTCCAATGGGTGTAGAGCAGCGTGGGTCTGTTATAGGGCCTCTTCCTGAAGTAAATCCCACTAGGGAGCAGGGAAAGCTGTCTACGTTTGGAGCAAGTAATAAAGCTATAGCTAGAGCCAACGAATATGATGGTGCTGATTTAACTATCGATGAAATGAAGGCTAACTATAAGAGAAATACAGGCGTGAAGAGTCCTCCTAGAGTACAGACAAATCTTTTGCAGCCAGAGAAGTTTAAGATTATTACTGGTGAAGGGCCTAAACGATTAGATAATCCTATTGTTTCTGTAGAAGCGCCTGAATCTAGGGGCGGTCATTTTTACGCCTTAGACTACCAGCTTGTAGGGCCTGTAAGGATGAATGTTCTTACTGCCAAAAACAAGGAGGGTAAAGTTAATAGCCCTAACTTACGGCCTGAGACAGTTGGTGAAGTTAAGCTGGGTAATATAATTGGAACAGTTCAAACTTCAGGGAAAGGTAAGACTCACCCTCTCTATGACTACATTGAAGTAGACGGTACGCCCTCACTACCTGAAGGCGTTACAAAGCGTGAGAAGTTTAAAAGAGGTGGTAAAGTTTTAGCGGCTTTGACAAGAAAGAAGTACTCAGGAGGGGGTAAGGTATCTCAGATTACGGAAAGATTAGCTAGAGAGCTTTTCGGTATTACAGCTAAAGATTTTCGTAAGCATGAGGGTCAAACCTTAGAGATGGTAGAGCGTCTTGTGGATGAAGGGAAGTTACCAGAACATGAGCGTGGGTACGGAGATGCTTTTAATCAGGCTAATCACATGAGACTAGCTAGACTGTCTGGTGATAGTACTTTAAAAAGAGCAGGGTTGCAGGCTAAAGAGGTAGCTCAATATATTGGTGACAATGATCGTCATCCACAGCATGGGGCTATTGCTGATTTTAAAAATAATAATCTTGGGTTTGAGATATACGATAAAGTTAAAGGGGATAGTGCGGCTTTTGAGCAAGGCGTGGCTGACTATTTAACTGCACAGTATAGAGAAAATAAATAAATGTATAAGTACTTTACAGAAGAAGAACTAGAGTGTAAGCACTGTCAAACCAAGGGTATAGACCCTGAGTTCATGAAGAAGGTAGATGCCCTGCGTGAAAAGCTTGGATTTAGCTTCCCTGTAACCTCTGCATACCGTTGTAAAGACCACCCCATAGAGGCCCGTAAAGCCTCTCCGGGAGCACATGCTTCAGGTAGAGCCATAGATATAGGGGTACGTGGTGAAGCCGCTTACAAGCTCTTACAGGGCGCTCTAGAGGCAGGTTTCACTGGCATTGGTATTAGTCAGAAAGGTGGCTCTAGATTTATACACCTTGATGACCTTGAATGCTCTGAAGGCCGTCCAAGGCCCCACATTTGGAGTTATTAATATGAGTATGCTAGCAAACTTAGTAGGCCCTGTCACTGGATTACTAGATAAGTTTATTGAAGACAAAGACCAGAAGGCAATGCTGGCTCACAAGATTGCTACGATGTCAGAAGAACATCATCAAGAGCTTATGAAGGGTCAGCTTGAAGTTAACAAGACTGAAGCAGCACACTCTAGTATCTTTGTAAGTGGTTGGAGGCCCTTCATTGGCTGGACATGTGGACTAGGAATGTTCGGTAACTTTATTACAATTCCATTTGCAAACTTTGTACTGGCTTTAGTGGGTATAGACATTGTTATTCCTCTTGTACCGCTAGAAACTATGATGCCTGTCCTTATGGGTATGTTGGGTTTGGGTGCTATGAGGAGTTATGAGAAGACCCGCAAATGATTGCTGAAATATCTGCGATCATAGCAGGTGTTAACGCTGCCACAGGCGCTATCAAGCGTGTAGCTGAAACTACAAATGATATACAATCTATATCAGGTTTCTTATCTACACTTGGTGGCGCTGAAGTAGAGCTTGCAAGAGCACAGAATGAGGGTAAACTATCTGAAGCAGATGCTGTAAAAGCTGCACTAGCTAAAAAACAAATACAAGAAACCATGAAGGAGATCAAAGATCTCTTTACAGTAAGTGGTAACGGTCAGCTATATCAAGAAGCTATGGCTGCTATGGCTGAAGCTAGGAAGGCTAAACAGTTAGAGTTAGCTAGAGCAGCAGCGGCTAAGAAGAAGTTTTGGAAGGACGTTAGAGAGATAGGTACTGTTATAGCCGTACTAGTGTTATTAATACCTATGTGTTTAGCCCTTTTAATTTCATATTTAACTAGATAACTGGAGGCACAATGCCAGCAGCTAAAAAGCCAGCAAAGAAAAAGTCCAAAGTTAATGAGGCGGGTAACTACACCAAGCCTACTATGCGTAAGCGTTTATTTAACAAGATCAAGGCGGGTAGTAAAGGCGGTAAGCCGGGACAATGGTCAGCCCGTAAAGCTCAGATGCTTGCTAAGGAATACAAAGCAGCAGGTGGTGGGTACAAGTAATGGCACTCAAGAAATCACAGAAGTCCCTAAAGAAGTGGACTAAAGAGAAATGGGGAACCAAGTCAGGTAAACCCTCAACACAAGGAAAGAAAGCAACAGGTGAAAGGTATCTCCCGAAGAAGGCTAGAGAGGCTCTATCAGACAAGGAGTACGCTGCCACTTCCAAAAAGAAACGTGAA